AAGTTGTTACTGACATGGCGGGCCTCCTTTAGGCTAATGAATAGTATTGGCCGCCAGCGTTGGTCTTTGTGACCGCTGCATCGAAGAAATGCTCGTAGTCCCAAACTTGAGACTTCGTTGAGTTCTCGTAGTAGCTCTCCACGATTGGGGAGTTGAGACGTTCGTAGGTATAGCCGAATGCTGGCTCAATGCCTCCGCCCGTGCCAACAATCGCACAGCCTGCGTTTGAAGACTGCACAGAATCCCACAGGAAAGCTTTCGTGAGCGCAGCCTTGCCCTTGCCACCCTCGCCGCCTTTACCGCCCGTCCCGTGAACTGCATAACCAACGAGACACTTGGAGACTTCGAGAAGTGCAGCCGTGCCTTGTTTCGTCACCTGTGCCGGCGCAATCGGTGTGCCTTGATACTTCAGAAGGTCAAGCACCGAGGTATTTCTGCGCCACAGTGCCCAAGCCGCAGGGGAGAACCATACGACATTCGGCCTGACGCCGTTGTAAGACTGGACGAGTTCGATCAAGTCAAGCATATCCTTCACCGCATCGCCCGTTGAGGCCCACGCCTTTGAAGCACCAGAGGTCGAAAGGCCGGACAGATATGATCCGTTGGTCGTTGCGAGAACTGCCTGATTCTTTTCCCTCAGAAGCGCAATCTTTGAGGCAACGGTATTGAGCTTCATATTGATAAGGGACTCAGGGGAACCAGCCCATTCGTTTCGCTCACGGTTCTCAATCGACGTGCCGAGTGCATACTCTGACAGGCTCATCGAGATCGACCCAGACTGCGTAAGAATCCGGGCAACCTTGCCGCCGACTTCACGCTTCAGGTTGGTCGGAATGACGAAAGCCTCATCACCGAAAGCCGGAAACTTGCCAGACTCTTTCGCCATCTTGACAGGCGTGAAAATCTGATCACCGATCAATTCAGTCTGAGGCATATAGCCCTGCACGAGTGCAGTTGAAACCGGGTCAGCAATACGCAATAGCGCAAGCTGTGCATCTGACGCAAACTCCTTCAACGTCAACTCCTCCGCTTCATTGCGGACATAACGCTGATAGGGAAGTTTCTCTGTGAGTTCCTTGAACTCAATCGCACCCGTCGAGGGATTGCGATAGAGAATTTGATTCTCTGCTATTCTCATTGTCGTTCCTCTTAGTGATTGAGTCCATCCATGAGTTCGACCAAAACGGTATCGTTAACCGATCCACCCGTCTGAGCCTTGCCAACGATTGCATTCGTCGATGAAGAATCCTGCACACCTGCACCCGTTACGCCCGTTGTGTCTTTGGTCGTAAAGGTCGAGGTAAGGATTTCAACAAATCCGCCTTCAGTGACTGTTCCTGTTGCCAGGACCTTGACTACCGATCCGGTTCCATAAGCAATCGAACCGTAATCGGCATTGGTCACGTCCGTTTGCACAACTCCGCCGGTGCATTTCGCTGCGTTCGCAGGAACTGCCCCATTGGCGTTGACAAACGTCCAAGCCACCAGGTTTGCAGCCGCAGTGACTTCTTTGAAATCGACGACACTTTTATTGCCGCCTACATAATTGGCCATGATTGGCCTCCTTTGTGAGTTAGTGAATAAATGCTCGCTACGCTGGTAGCGATGTTAGAACTTGATTTCTTTGTTTGATTCTCTGAAGATTGCCCGGGCAATAGCGAGTTCGGGGCTGAGTTCTGCAAACTCTGCCGGATGCGCCTTGACGTAATCCGCTGCAAGGTCGAGCTTGCTCTTTGGCTTTGCCGGTGGCTGATTGAGTTCTCTCATCTCGCCAACCGGAACTACCGGGCGAGAATACTTTGCCTGGAATGACTTCAGAGCTTCGGGATTCGAGGCCAATCCCACCATGATAGCCTCATCCGTTTCACGCTCTGCCGGGGTCATCTTGTTATCTTTGATCGCTTGCTCGCAGAAGGTCTTGACCTCTGACCTGACTTGTTCGTCTTTCGCCTTCTGTGCCGCTTCTATTGCCTCCTTGTCTGCTTTGGCTTTCGCTTCAGCCGCTATGCGTTCCTTTTCCTGAAACTCTTTGATCTGTGCATCACGAGCCGCAATCTGCTCTTGATACTCTTTTTCCTTTTGTGCTTCCATCTCTGTTTCCTTTCGTTTATTGAATAAACTCGTGAGTTTTTCCTTGAACTGTTCCCATCCCGAAAGCCTTGATGTCATCTCTCCCCGTGTTTCGATCTGTTCAATCTTCTTCAAGAACTGTTCGTGGAGATTGAGGGCTTCACACATATCGGCTTGCATTTCCCATAATTGGGTAGAGAGCTTTTCAGGCTCCATTCCGTCAACCAACATTTTCTCAATCGTCTCGAGGAACTTCATGCAGGTAGCAGAAAGCGACTTGAAGGTATCGTCAACCGCAAGGGCTTCGACGTCAAGTGCAAACTCAACGACTTTGTTGTCCTGCATCTCCGCGAACTGGAGAGCAATTTCCTGCAAGGCCTCATCGTTACCGGGCAGACCCTTGACTGCGGGGGGAGCGGCTCCTAACATTCCAACGGCGAGAACCCTCTTATTGTCTTTTGTCAGTTCGATGGATCGTTGGGGATAGAAGCCTTCCCGCACCCATTCTGCAAGTTTCTCGTTGAACTCAACTCCCATTGCTACCAAGTCTTGACCTACTCGTTTCAGTCCTCCGAGAATCCGTCCGAACACCGGAATCCGTGTATGGCCTTTGTAGTCTGACGAGTGACCGATAATCAGCGGTATCGGCTCGTCTGAATTAAATGACTTGGCCATGTTGTCAAGGTCGGCTTCGGTATAGGGCTCACCGTTCCAAGTCCCGACTTTGAATATGATAAGGTCGCTAACTTTGTTCATCTTCGTTCTCCTCAAGTTCTGGTTCTTCCGGCTCTTTGCCCGGCTCAATCGCCGGTTTCAAATTCAATGGCTGTTTCTTTGTCAGTATGTAATTGAACTTCTCTGACAACTCAGCTACGTCAAACTCATAGCCCGCGTCTGAGAGCTGCTTGATGATTGCAGCCTCTTGCCCCAAGTCCTCAGGATCTTCAAGGTCAAACCTGAATTGAGGATACCCATCCACGCTTGCGAAGTTGAAATCGACAACCCATTTGACAAGCGAGGCGTTGATCGTCGCCTCGAGTCCGTGCGCCCGGAATACATCCCTTGCCGTCTGTGTGCCTTGGTGCACGTTACCCAAAGCCTGCGTCCCTTTGCCTGAGTCTGACCCCGCCTCTGCTGTCAAGGTCTGACCATTGACAGCCTTCGACATTTGATCGTCACAGAATCGCTCAAAGTCCTGATACGTCGCTGCGTTGTCTGCGCCTTGCTGTGCTTCGGCGTATGCAATCTTGAAGTTCTCAGGACACCGGCCATAGGCTCCATTGCGAATCATCTTGGCTATCTCTAATGCCTCGGCTTTGACTTCCTTATTCACCCCAACGGGATGACTGACAATCGGAACAGAAGCTACCCCTACCTGGAGGTGCTGCATCCAGAACTTTGTCACCGTCCGCTTGAATAGCCACATCCAATACAAGGACTGATCTATCGCATCACCGAAAGGGTTCTCCCACTGATTTGAACAGCGATGAACGATGAACTTCCTGTCGGGCAAAGACTCACCCATATACGGGGCTGTCACAGTCCTGACTTTCAAGGCACGGGTCACGGCGTCGAATTGGAACCTTCTCGGGGGTCTATCAAGCAATGTCTTGGGCCTTACACCGTCTCCGATTTCCCATACGATCTCGCTGACAGAGAACCCCATACCAAGAGCACCCATCATGTTGAATAGGTGCTGAGGAAAGAATCCGGTCTTGTCCAGACAGTCCTTCACGAAGTCGGCAATGGCCTGATTCCTCGAGGTTGGTTTCTTTGCTCCAGGTTCAACATACGCTGAAACATCCCACGGTATTCCGGCCACGTTGATCTTTGCTGAGTCAAGGATTGCCTTGACGTGAGGGTCGCGTTCCACTTCTGCATACAGGTCATACCAAGCAAGCTCTTGATATGACTGGGTATTTCCTACCCGGTCGAAGTTCGTGAAGATACCGCTACCAGGTATCGGTGCGCCGATATACTGCCTTATGTAATCTGTCAACGATGAGGCCGCCTCGGACTGCATAATGGATATGAGTTCGCCGTATTCGGGCAACGGTTCGGCTTTCACTATCTGATTGTCAGGACTTTTGCGTTTGGCCATCGTTGTCTCGCTTAGTAGTTCTCTACCATTGAAACCGATTCGAGTTCGTCCATCTCAACTTGTCGCATATCCTCTGCCTTCAAGTGCTGGTATTCCTTGCCCCAGTGGGTGAACACGGGATACCTTACAGCGTCTGGCGAATGGCTGAATGAGTGTATCGGCTCGTCTAAGGTCTTTCCGTTCTTGTCTACTTTCCATTTGTAATTCTTAAAGTCCTTGATGACATTGACACTTCGAGCTGTGATGTGCAATCGGTAGCCCTTGACAGTCTCAATGCCGAACAACACGGAATCCTTTGACTTGTCTGCAGGATGGATGTTGAACCCTGCACGATAGATGACTTCGATTGACTCAGGGTCTGCACTGTCTGCATACTGTTCCTTCGTGCGCTGCTCGTAAGGAATCAAGTCTTTCAACTTCGGTATGAACTCTTCCCTTGTGATACCTCGCTCGTAAATCAATTCATCAAGGTAAACATCCCTTCCAATGCGTCCCAACTTCACAACTACCTTTGGATCGTTGAATCCAAAGTCAAGCCCATAAAGAACATCAGAACATTTGGGGAAGTCTGGCACGATGTCCCAATTCTGGTATATCAATCCGGTCCGCTTTCCCCTCAGTCCAAGTCCGTAAATCTTCCAATACTCAGGGTCGTCCTGTTCAAGCCCTTCTATTTCGTCGATGATTGACTGCTCAAGAAATGGATTATCTTTGTAGGTCGAGTGAATAAACGTGCAGTCCTTGCGGGGTATAACCTTATCGTATATCCAGTGCTCCTCTTGCGAGGGGTTGTAGTCCATTATGATCTGCTCAGTAGTCCTCATTGCCACCTGACGATAAACGTCTAAAGGCATCTCGTTCGGTTCATTGAGCAGAATCTTATCACGCTTGCGCCCCCTCAACTTGAGTTCATCGTCGGTTGAATAGAAATTGAAATTGCACTTACGAAGTCTGTAGATGTGGTCTGATTTGTTGTGATTGTCCTCTGAATACAATTCATTCGTCTTGAGAATCTCCACAAGGTCTTTCATTGCCGTTGCTTTTAGTGCAGGCAGGGTTTCCCTTACGATGTCGTATTCCTTGTGAGTCTTCGATTCAAAGGCATCGGTGATGAAGTATTGCAGGACTGAGTACGTCTTGCTGCTACGCGCGGAGCCCTCTAACACGATGTTGCGGGTCTTCGCATTGCGAATCTTCTCGTATAGTTCGGAGCATTTGAGTTCGAGCGTTCTCATTTCTTCCTGACGATGGTAACCTTGACAGCTCCAACCGTTTCCCCGTTTGAGGTGATGTCCTGACGATCTCTCCAATCTACCGACTGACGATTCTTGAGCCAGAAAATTTGAGCCACAACATCAGGGGCATAATGCTTTGTGTAGGGTGTTTCAGTGACGTCACCCTCATAGGTTGAAAAGTAGATGGCCTTCTCATCGTCGTAGCCAACAGCCCGTTGATACAATGATTTGATGACCTGACTATCAGCCCAATCCTTGCCCTTTTTTAGGGCGGACACAAATTCAGGGTCAGCCTTCCAACGGGTGAGCGTTCTTTCGTCAATGCAAAGTATTGACCCTATCATAACATCGGTCAATCCCTCACGGGCCATTGTCTCAATCTTTTGGAGGTCAAACTGAATTGCGGATAGCTTTTGGGCTACTGAGGTTTTAGGACGGCCGACTTTGCGTTTCGGTTCTCTACTTAGTTTCGGTGTTCCCAAAGAAAGCCCTCCCGCCTGAGCTGTGGGATTAAATGTTGTCTGAAATGATCTTGGACACTTGGGTAACCCTCGAATACGGTTTGGGTAGAGTCCACCTTTACTCCCCGGATTCTAGGGAAGTGTCCAAGATTGTTTCAGGGTGATCTTGGTCTGGCAACTGCGACACTTCTGCTCCCCTGTGGGCTACTGGATGAAACCAGCGCGCACTAAGTTTTTCAGTCCGTGGGTCGTTCGCTTTCGCTATCCGGGTTCGGCATCGTCAGGTGGTCGGACGTTGTGCCTTATTTTTTCCCACAGTTCGCAACTACCTTGTGAAGAAGTCTCTCTGTTGTGCCTTACCCCGACACATGGTTGAGAACTTTTGAGCCCTATGTCTGGCGGCTGTCCGGCTATCTCTGAGAACTTTACCGGCTCGTGTCAGTGCCGCAATTGTTTCATTCGGTCGCGTGATTAGGG